GGGTGTACCCCCGGTGGGCCTTAATCTGAGTTTACAGTAGATTTGTCTTTCCGTCAATACCCTACAACAAGATACTCACGGAAAGAAGGGGCCCGAAGGCCCCAACTTATTTAGGTTCCAGTAGAAACTGAAGCAGTTTCAACAGGGTTCTTAGAGATATCTACAAGAACCACGTGCACACGGAAACGTAGCGCGGATTCACCTGTAGAGCCAGCATCGATAAGAAGGGCATCGATAGTGTCGGCTGTCGTCAAGACACGAGCGTTCGCGCCTGAAGCTCCGACTGCGGCTTCCAAGAATGGAGTGAAACCTGCGGCGACAACAGATCCGTCAATAAACGCATCAACATCTCCTCCAGTAACTCCAATGTCCACAGTTATTTGAGCGTTACCTCGTGCCTCGAGAACTTCGAGAACACCAGAAACAATCATCGTATCAGCGGGAATGTCAAGTAATTCAATAACATCTCCACCAGCACCGCCATCAGCGGTATCCCAGACCTTTGAAGTTAACACGTAAGGACGTGCGACTTCAGCAGGATGTCCGGAAGTTCCCCCATTAGGGGTAGCGTCATAAGTAGCCATTATTTATTTTCCTCTTATGCGAATGTGACAACGCCACGAACCAGAGCTTCTGGACGCAGGACCTTACGGCCAAACACGTGGAGACCACGTACGATGTCAGAGAAAGTCTCTGTTGAACGTACGACTTCAGTCTTAGCGATGTGTGAAGCAGTTGCTGTTGAAGACATGTGCCCGCCTAAGATGGCAAACTCACCTGATCCTAAACCAGTTAGGGTGACAATGTCAGACCCAGCATCGTTTAAGGCAGTTGTCTTATAACACTTCATACCGGCGATGTTACCTTGCATAACAAGACCATTACGAAGAGGCGATGTAGAATCACCCGTTACCTGTACTTCTGCAAACTTAGAGCCAGCAGAGAACAAGACCTCATAGAACTGCGGAGGAGCTACGAAGAAACGATTTTCTTCCGGGATAGACTGATCGTCTAAAGACCGCGCAATTTTAAGGATTAAGTTAACGGCGTTATCACCATCACCGCCTGCGGTAAGGTTCAAGTCAAACGGAGTACCTACAGTACCCAAGCCAGTAACTTGCTGTACGCTCGCACCACTCTCAGAAGTAATACCAGCACCACCAATCATTTGAGTGAGGATGTTAGCATCATACTTACGCTTGAGTGAGTAAGCGCCTGAAGAAGTAGCCAATGCCTCAAAGTTGACATGTGACTGACGCTCTTCGATGTCGTCGATTTTAAACGCAAAAGCATTCGCTTGGTCTACAACCATAGTAGTCTGGTCGTCAGCGAGGTCTTGTGGATTTACCACAGCACCACGTGAGTATGCAGAAACCGTAATTGTAGGTTCTTTGATTATACGAACTGTGTCACCGTAGTTTTCAATTTCACCAGCGTAGTCAGTGTTGGTGATATCTTCTACTACAGAAGCACGGCGGAAAAACTTCAGGACTTTTTGGGAAAAGATTTCCGGTGTAAAGTTTCCTGAAGGGAGATTGCCGTATCCGGCGGCTGTATCAAAAGCCATATTGTTACCCTTCCTTATGAGATAGTTTTGGGATTATTATGCATTAAAGTTAATTCGGCCTTCTGAACGTGCGGCGTCGAGTTCAGTTTCTAACTTCTCGAATTGCCACGATTTCATTTTGCCTATTTCGGAAGCTTTCCAAATCTTTTTATTTCCAGACACTTCAGACACAACGTTTTTAGCAGATGCTTTTGTGATGCCTAGTGCCGGATCGGAATCGCGAGATTTCTTCCGTTGTTTTGGTATGCCCATGTCTGCTTTGTAGAGGTCCAACACTCTACTAGCCCATCTAGCGTCTTGGTTATTCTTGTAGATACCATCTGAAATTGAAGTCGGTTGTTTGTCGAGCCACTCTAAAAACTTACCGTCCTTTTTTAATGCCGGAAAATCCGGGTGGGTCGATAAGAGTTCTTTGTAGGCTGACTTTACTTCGAGTTCTTTTTCTCTACCTTTTAAGTGTTGTATTTCACTCTTCATTTCTTGAAGCTTGTCATCAGCACGGAGGGTAGATATAGTCTCTACTATTGCGTAAACATCCGGGTATTTTGCTTGAAACTCTCGTAGTTCCTCCGGTGTTTTTGGCAACTGGGACGCGGATAATCCGCTTTCACGACCAACTTGTTGTGTGTTTGAGAGTTCATCTTTCTCTTTTTTCCACTCATCAAGTCTAGAGTCGTAGTGACGCTTGAGATCGTCATACCGTTTTTTATAGTCGGTTTCCGATTCCTCTGGAGCTACTGCAAAACTCTGCTCGTTTTCTTGCTCAGGAGTAGCCTCATTCGAGGGGTCCTTTGCTTCTACGGTTGTTTCGTCGTCCTCTTCAACGTAGACTTCATCTCGGTAATTTCCGCGATAGAGTCCCCCATCGTTGACTGTTCCAAAACTGTCGTTGGGCTTATTTGCGCGATGTCCTTTTTGCTTTGCCATTGTATTCTCCTATCTCACGGGGCCTCATGGCTGAGGGTAGCCGTAGGTGTTACACGGGGCCTGCGGAATTGCAGGGTAGCCGTTAAAATCTATATTCTAATCCGATGCGACCAGAACCTTGGTCGTTACCTTCAAGGTATACACTACCGTTTTCATTAATTTTGTAGGTAGCTTTTCCGCTTGTAAGATCAGGGCCGCCAGAACTTTGCGATTGGGACAGGTCTATACCTAGATCACCAAAGGTCGCTCCCATATTGAAGCGTGTCATAGTAGAGTTGTCACCAAACTGTATTTTTTCCCCTCGGGGAAGAGCGGCAGTACTGTTGGTTTTACCCCTATGTTTCTCGAACCCTAAACGTAGAGCGGTATCCTTTTTAAGGAGTAGTTCACCATCTATAGCAAATCCGATGTTTCTGTTTTTAGAATCTACAACAACGCCATCGGGGTATTCATTAGAAGACGTGTTTTCGTTAATAGAAGCTCTAGGACGAACAGCAAAACCGTCACCCTCGTACTCTGCGGAAATGTTTGCTCGTGACTTTCCTTCCCTATTTCCACGAGAGATTTCTAAACCCCCTTCCGCAGAAACACTAGGTCCTCCGAGGGCTTTGCCCTGTCGTTGTTCCTGTTCTTGTTGGATTCTCTGTACTTCTTTTTCGCCGCGCTTGTTTATCTTCTCAAGACGGCCACGTCCGATAATGTCAGCGAGAACTTTAGGAATTAATATTTCAGATTTCGACACGAGTAGAGGTACGAGCTTATCTTTAGGAACGGGGCTTCCTTTCATGTCAATCCGAATGCCGCGTTTTTCTGCGTAAGCAATCGCTTTTTCTAGCATTTCCTCGATGTCTTGTCTCCCCGCTATTTTTGCCGCAGGTCCGTTGATCACAAACGTTCCCTCCTCGACATCTACAGGAATATCATCCGCTACCATCTCTTGAGGAGATACCTGCTCCGCAGGGGCTCCTACGTGGCCCACAGGCGATCCATTTGCAGGCATTTGGGGGTCACCAGCAGGAGCTTGTGGGGGTGCGGGTTGGGGATCACCGCCTAACGCCATTTTTTGGGGGAGAGCGAGTTGTTTTACTTTTCGGTTGTGGGCAAAAATAGCACTCACTTCTTCCGGTGTACGGGCTGTTGCTGGGTCACGCATAAAAACATCCGGCATTTGCCGTACGTACTCTGCGTTGTTATCGAGGTAGTCGGGTTCAGCACCTCTTGTCATTTCTCCGCCCTGTGCGGCTCTACTTCTTAAAACGTCATAGGGGGAAGTGTAAGTAGGAGCCCCCTGTGTGAACGTAGCAAAGTAGTCTTCGTAACTTGTTGGCTCAGAGCCCGTTGTCCCCGTAGTTGTTGTGGCTGTTGTGGCAGGGAGTATTCGCATATCATCGGAAGCGTTTCCTTCCGCGCTTTGGGCTTGCTCCGCGTCTTCACGGGCTAGTCGAGATACTCGTTCTGCGGCAGTTTCAATTCTTGTATCTTCACGAACTGTTTTGCCAAACCCAGCGAATCCAGCAACGAGCTTATCTTGTGTGTAGAACGCAGAAGTATCAGGGGCTACTCCGGTAACATAATCTTTTCCTGCGGCAAACCCCGGAAGCCCAGTCATATCTTTCGTGTCTACTCGAGGAGAAATGGGGGAGCCAAACGCAAACGAAAGACCGAAACCGAGCACATTAGCTAATCCGTCTCCCAACTTATTTTCGTCTTCAACTCGATACAATTGTTGTGCGGCGTCAATTTGAGTCCCTGTTTTTGAATCGAGGGTGTACACGTATGAAGTTTCAGTGCGGTTAACGCCTGCGCCGCTACTCACTGTGCTCATGTAAAGTTGATTTCCGGCCCCATCTTTTCCGATCTTTTTTCCCTTACCGGGATTGGTAACGCTATTTATTGCTCTGTTTCGTTCTAACTGCGGTTTCCACACATCACGAAACGCAGTAGATATTTCACCGTCTTCGGTGTTATACCCGCCGCCTTGCATATTCTTAGTGTCTTCGTACCCCAAACTAGTGAAATCTTCGTAACCAAAATTACTACTTCCGACGGTAGTTCCGCCTGTATAAAAATCTGGGCCGGGATATTCGTAGTTACTGCTGTCGTTTCGGGCTTCAGTAGTATCTGTTCTTCGGGCTTCAGCGGCTCGTCGCCGTTCCATTTCTTTATCAACGCGATAATCAGTGTCAGAACCAAAGCCAGTCTCACTTTGATCT